TTAAACTCCATCGCCAGGGGTTATATAAATGACTGCTGTGCTAGTGCTAACGCCAGTAAAGTAAGCATTAGGTACAAAAGTAAGAATCTCATCGGTGCTTGGAAGCAAGGGAAACGCTGTACCAGTAGTGGTAATAGTCGCAGCAGCGTTAGTTGCATCGGAAGCAGTTGTGCCATACCCTAAAAACACTACGGTAGTACCGCTATTGATGATGCGATATTGATTGCCACCAATAGTAGTATTGGTAACTTGTACAGGTGTAGGTGCGCTAGTATTAGCCGTAAATGTTACGGTGTTACCAGTTTTAGTGAAGGCATTGATTCCCATAATTTTTACTCGTAAATAATGTTAATAGAACCAGCGGTAAAAGTGTCCGTGCCGTTTGTGGATGCTAAAGAAACTTGAGTTAATGTTGAACCCAAAGCAATAGAACCACCGCCTTGTGATGAGTAATAAACGCCAGCGTAAATAAACCCAATAAGTTCTGTACAAACCCAAGTATTACCAGTTAATTGCGTTAATACAAAAGTTCCACTTCTTAAAGCATTAGTAACTGAATTTGGGAAAGAAGCAAATCCACTTGTTGAAGTTGCGTTTGATGTAGAACCACCAGTTTGAGAAAAATAAAAAAGATACCCTGAAGATACTATTCCACCACTTGTTCCAACTTGAAGTTGCACCCCAGAAGAACCGTTAGTATTAACTCCTAAAATAGTAACAGTAATACGCTTAACCCCGCTAGGAATACCAGTAAATGTAATTGCTGTACCACTTGTGGATGCTTGTGCAGTACCTAAATTTGGCACTCCTGTCGTTGTTACGCCTGAACCATCAAGAACCATAGTCATGGTTTACTCCTTATTCGCTTTGTGGCAATGCAATAGCAGCTAAACCAGCAGTAGTTGTTGCACTAGCAATAGCAGCACGACCAGCAGTCAATTCAGCAGTAAAATCCGCATCAGCTACAGCGTTAGCAATACCAGCTAATGTGTTTAATTGACGAGCTTGGGCTACTTGCACCGCAGCAGCATTAAAGTCACGCAGTTTGTGGGCTTGGGCTGTTGGGAAATCTACAGTAACAGTAGAACCGTTTAGCTTCCAAGCGTCAAAGAACTGTGCATCTGCACCTTGAGGTAATGTGCTGTCATCAACAATAATTGCACCAGGAGGGCAATCTTTGGTCAAGACGGTTTCAATTGGAAGTTCGCCTGTAGGAACACAGACTGATACACCGCCATTTGAGTTTGTATAAATGATTACTTGTGACATTATTTTTTCCTTAATTATCTAAATACGACAACATTATTTACTGGTAATGTAGCAAATGCACCGTTAGCGAATGTTCCTACATAAAAAACAGTAGTTGTTTGCGTATTTGGACCTGTTCCAGTCACATCGCTACCGCCCATAATTGCTAATCCATTAACTGTTGGAGTTGTTCCGTTAATGCAACTTCCAACTACAACATAATTTTTATCTGTTAAAGCGTTAGTCATAGTAATAGTATATTGTCCTGTTGCTTGTCTAGTAACTGAACTAACATTGTAAGACGAAGTAACTGCTGGAGTTACACCATTAAAATTTACCCAAGCCTTTGCACTACCATAAATGGCATTATCCATTGCTGTGCTATTGCCAGCACCATCTTGAATTGTATCTGCGACTATTGTTCCTGCCATGATTTATCCTTTAATTAACGATGCACAACTACTGCACAATTGTATGGGTCTACTACAGCAGTACCAGCTTCATTAACTATTCCAAGATTAAATGAAGATGAACTTGGTGCAATATAAGCACCGCTTGAAGCAGTATAATTTGGATGTGCATTACAAGTAGTATTTTGTGCAGGAATTGGTCCGCAACTTGCCACTACAGCGTAATTTGCGTCAGGCAAAGCATTTGCGAATGTAATTACATATTGACCTGTGCTACTTCTAGTAATTGAACTGACATTATAAGAAGCAACAGTTACTAATGTGCTTGAAATATATGTAAAATACGCCCAACAATTTGCAATACCACTATAAGCATTATTAGTGCTAAAAACACCTGTGCTGGTATTTAATACATCTGTTTGTAATGTTCCGTATGCCATCGTTATTCCTTATAAAATCACCCAACGGCAACCTGTAGTGACCGTTACGGTGTTTCCAGTTGCTATGGTTATTGGTCCAACACTTTCCCCGTTATAACCACTTGGGAAGGTGTAATTAGTCGTAATATTATTGGAGTTAATGTAAATCGCTCCACTGGCTACTGCGCCTGTTCCTGTTGCTCCAGTACCTGTCAAAATCCAATTTGTACCGTTATAAATCACGCTGTAAATAGCGCCAGAAGTAATAGTTCCAGTAGTTAATGCACTTCCTGCTTCAGTCAATAAAACCGTAGAAGCCAATATAGTAGAACCGTTAACCTGAACAGTAATTGAAACTGATCCTGTATTGGTGTTAGCGCAGATGAACTGAAGCTGACATCCAGTAGCAATCGTGCTAGTAGTGATGCCAGATGGGTAATTTAAAACAATGTTGTTAGCAGTACCAGTATCCGCTACATAGTTACTGTAGTTGTTCAAATCATTTAAGTCGCTAATTACTTGTCCAAAATTGGTATCCAAGTAAGAAAGCGGGATCGTGCTAGTCTGCGTAGCAAAGGTATAAGCTGCGGATGATACGGGTTTAGTCACTAGAACCTCACTCTTAATTCGTGTTCAAACTCAAACCCATTTAGCACATAATTTGGGTTATTCGATGTTACTGTAATTCCTAGATATTTACCATACTGTGACGCATCAGTTTTATATAAGTTATATCCAGTAGTACCCCATCCAATGTTTGCACCAGAACTGTTAGACCAAGCAATCGTGTTGAGGTAATTGTTTTGCCAAGCTACTAAAGAGGACAAAGTGTAAGCAGGACTAGAGTTATTCTCGTTATCCACCGTGGTGGTCATGGTAATAGCCGAATTGATACTAGCAGTTGCTTCCACACCAATCTTGAGAGCTTGTTTTGTACGAATAGGATCACTCATTGGCATGAGTGCAGTCTGTACTATCGTACTAATGCTACTCGTACTGTTAGCATATAACTTATATAACTGATTATTTTGAGTGCCAAAAAGGGTGAGTTTTCCACCTACAGGCACATAAGTGATGTAGGCAAGATTGTTTCCTTGGCTGGTAATAAACCATTTTTTCTCAAAAAACACCGCTTGAATGTAACGATAGCTCTTTGTAAACACGGCATCGTAATAACGGAAGTTAAAGGCAGCGCACAAAATGTCGTTTACCAAGACTTGACCAGCGTAAACAGGGCTAGAAAAGTCAATATTACCTATCATGCCATCTAACGCATCCGAAATCTTGGAAGTAGTAGATCCAACAAGGGCGTAAACCCCGTAATCATTCATAAATAAGACTGAACGGAAGTACGGAAAAATAGCGTTAGGGCGCTTAGAACCAACGGAAGCGCTCACATTGGTATTGGTAAATAGGGTTATCCCTGATGTATTAACCACCACATCAGAGAACACATTGATGGAATCATCTCCAAAAATGTACAAAAAGTTGTTGGCAGACAGCAATTGGACAATGTTTCCGTGCAATGTACTGTCAGTCAGCGTCACAGCACCCGCTGAAACGCTTGTAAAGTCGCTGTATTGACCTGCTGCTGAGTAGGTGACAGTTCTCCCTGATGCCACCCAAACACGCCCTGAAAAGGTCGCTATTGCGTTATTGGTTTGATTATTTACTACGCCTGATAGCTTGGCAGCAGTTGTTGCACCACCACCAGAGATGCTGACCACTAAATTGGCAGTATTGGTGTAGCCAGTACCAGGATTGGTCATTACTACTTGAGTGACCGTACCGCCTGAAATAACGGCAGTGCCAGCAGCGTTTGTACCGCCACCGCCTGTAATGGACACTACAGTATTGGCAGGGTTGGTATATCCTGCTCCACCGTCAATCACATTTACCGTGACAGTTCCAGTAGCAAAAGTTTCAATTCCCGCTATAGCTGTAGCTCCAGTGCCACCACCGCCAGAAAGAGTTACGGTTAAGTTTGCTGCGTTGGTATATCCAGTACCACCCACAACAAGGCTTACTGATCCCACTGTGCTTCCACCAGATACCAAGGCTGCTGTAGCGTTAGCTTGTACACCGCCTACTTGGTCTGGTCCTGAAATCACCACATTGGGTGCTGTTGTGTAGCCCGATCCTGGGTTTGTGACAGCAATAACACCTACTGCGCCAATCGCTACAGTATTGTTACCATCCCAAGAAAACATACCCTTGTTGGCATCAATTACCAACATTCTGTCGTTGTACCACTGGGTAGCTTGTATTCCTGAGTTACTAAATGTGCCAGCTACAGCCACATTACCGAAACTGTTGTCTTGAATACGGTAGTATTGCGCTGCACCATTAGATAAAAATGCAATTACATAGTCATTTAAGCCTATGTTCATGGATGTTAATTCAGTAACCGTGCCAGCAAAAGTAACAGTAGAGTTACCAATTTTGACTGCATCGCTATTAGGCACAACTACTAAGTTAGCATAGCCTACAGGTTGAGCGTTTTCCACCCAACTAAACTCAGTTTCATCAATAGCAGTGCGGTTCGCTTTAGTGTTAAGCCCTTTAAATTGCTTAACAACTTGGTACGAT